CAATCCTCCTGGACAGGGTGGCGGTTTTGGTGCGTCTTCTGCAGCCTCTGGTCCTACTGCTGGTTATGATCCTGATCTTGGTCGTATTGATAGAAGAAAGAAAAAGAATAAGGACTATCCAAAAGAGATTACAACCTTCTACAACCGCCTGTTGAAGTTTAAGGGCGACGTTTACAAAGCTACGAAAAATGGACGTTCATCCTGACTGTCAAGTTAAGGTAGCTGTTTTAGAAGAGAGGATAGATAATTACGAAAGACTTTTCGTTCGACTAGACACGGCAATCAATAAGATTGCAGAGGTAAATAATAACGTGTCTAAGGTGCTTGCCGTTCATGAGGAACGACTGGGCAAGCAGGAGAAAGTTGATGAAGTTTTATTCCACAAAATTGATCAGTTACGCGCTGCGATGGATCGAGACCATGAGGGAGTGTTACAACGTCTCCAACTTCTTGAACGAAAGTTATGGGGAGCCCTTGGAGGAATTGCAGTCGTGGCCTTCATGGGAGGTGGAGGACCAGGAATGGTCATGAAGATCTTGCAGGCTGACGCAGGACGTGTTATGATGGACACACCCCAGTTGGCTTCCCTTGAACTACATCGACACAAAGTACATCAACCTGGTCTCAGTTCGACTGACAAAGTTCGCTGAGAAGAAGAAAGGTTTATATAACTTCCGTTGTCCGTATTGTGGCGACAGTCAAAAATATAAGAACAAGTGTAGGGGATACTTGTTCGTAAAGAAAAACGATTTTGTTTTCAAGTGTCATAACTGTGGGGTTGGTCGAACACTTGCAAACTTTCTAAAGGATCAAGACAGTAATCTTCATGATCAGTATGTCATGGAGAGGTACAAGGAGGGCTTGACTGGGAAGGGTAGTAACACTCCCAACCCAGTCTTTAATTTTCCCAAACCAAAGTTTCGATCCAAAGATATTTGTTCAGAGCTGACCAAGGTGTCTGCTCTAAATAAAGAACACTTTGCTCAAGGTTACCTCCTTGGGCGGGGGATGAAGGACTTGTCAAGGTTCTATTTCTGTCCTAACTTCATGGAGTGGACAAACAAACATAAACCAACCTTCGACAAGATAACAAAGGATGAACCGCGTATTATTATTCCTCTAAGAGATGAAAAGGGGATGTTATTTGGGTTCCAAGGTCGCGCCTTAAACCCAGATTCGAAACTTCGATACATCACAATCATGCTTGATGAGGATGCGCCAAAAGTTTATGGACTTGACAAAGTTGACAAAACCAAAGACGTATTCGTCACGGAAGGGCCATTTGACGCAACCTTCCTTACCAACAGTATTGCTATGTGCGGTAGCGATGTTGACCTCAGCTGTTATGATTATCGATTTGTATTCGTCTTCGACAACGAACCGCGAAATAGACAGATCGTTAATAAGATTGACAAAACCATATCCCAAGGTCAACGAGTAGTGATCTACCCTAAGGGTGTCATTGATAAAGACCTAAATGATATGGTTCTCTCTGGACTGGATGTTCAAGAGATGGTAAAATCAAATATCTATTCTGGATTAGAAGCCAAGTTAAAGTTAAACGAGTGGAAGAAGGTATGACCAACGGGATCAAAGTTAAAAAGAGAAATGGTTCAATCGAACCTCTTGATCTAGATAAGATGCATGTGATGGTGGAGGAAGCCTGTAGAGATCTTGCAGGTGTCTCCGCCAGTCAAGTTGAAATGAAATCTGGTATCCAGTTTTATGATGGTGTTACAACTGCGGAAATTCAAGAAATCCTTATCCGTGCTGCCAGTGACCTTATCGATCTTGATCATCCTAACTATCAGTTCGTTGCTGCACGACTGTTGCTCTTTGCGACTAGAAAAAGCCTTTATGGAAGGATGAAGGAACTTCCAAACCTTGTTGATCACATTAACTCCTGTGTAAATGCAAGAGTGTATGACAATGCGATTTACAACAAGTATTCTCTGGAAGAAATCCAGAGAGCTGATGGTTGGATTGATCACACTCGTGACTTCTTGTTCACTTATGCAGGTCTTCGTCAGGTCGTTGATAAGTACCTGGTGCAAGACAGGAGTACTGGGAAGGTTTATGAAACTCCCCAGTTCATGTACATGATGATTGCTCTCACCATGTTCGCTGAGTATCCTAAGGATACCCGCATGGACTACGTTCACAGATACTACAATGCAATCTCCAGACACAAAATCAACATTCCAACCCCCATCATGGCGGGAGTGCGAACGCCACTTCGACAATTCGCTAGCTGTGTTTTGGTTGATGTTGATGACACCCTCGATAGTATCTTTACTAGCGATATGGCTATTGGCCGATATGTTGCACAAAGGGCGGGTATCGGTATCAACGCAGGTAGGATCCGTGGCGTCAACAGTAAGATCCGAGGTGGAGAGGTTCAACACACAGGTGTTATCCCCTTCCTCAAAAAGTTTGAATCAACTGTGCGATGCTGCACACAAAACGGGATCAGAGGTGGGTCAGCTACTGTCCACTTTCCTATCTGGCACCAAGAAATCGAAGACATCATCGTTCTAAAGAACAACAAAGGAACAGAAGACAACCGTGTCCGCAAACTTGATTACTCCATCCAGATCTCCAAACTTTTCTACGAAAGGTTTATCTCAAACGGGAACATTACTCTCTTTAGTCCTCACGATGTTCCTGGGCTTTATGACGCTTTCGGCACTCCTCAGTTTGATGAACTATATGTACGATACGAAGCAGACGAGACGATCCCTAAGAGAACCATTGGAGCTCAAGAACTGATCCTTGATCTTCTCAAGGAACGTGCTGAGACTGGTCGTGTTTATATCATGAACATTGACCACTGCAATAGTCACTCCTCATTCAAAGACAAGGTTGAAATGTCCAACCTGTGTCAGGAGATCACTCTGCCGACCTATCCTCTCAATCACATCGATGATGAGTTTGGTGAGATTGCACTTTGTATTCTCTCCGCAGTCAACGTGGGTAAACTGAAGCACCTTGATGAACTTGAGGAACTGTGTGACCTGGCTGTCCGTGGTCTGGAAGAACTGATTGATTATCAGGAGTATCCAGTCAAGGCCGCAGAACGAGCCACAAAGGCGCGGAGATCCCTTGGCATCGGTTATATTGGTCTTGCCCACTATCTTGCCCGTCATGGTGAACATTATGATGATCCTCGTGCATGGCAACTGGTCCATGACCTGACAGAAGCCTTCCAGTATTATCTCCTCAAGGCCTCTAACAAACTTGCACAAGAGAAAGGATGGTGTCACGATTTCGGTCGCACCAAGTATGCAGATGGTATTCTGCCCATCGATACATACAAGAAGGATGTAGACGAGATTGTTGCAAACGAACTGAAGTATGATTGGGAAGCTTTACGTGCCGACATTCTCACACATGGACTCCGACATAGCACTCTGTCCGCACAAATGCCTTCTGAGAGCAGTTCCGTTGTGTCAAATGAAACAAACGGAATTGAGCCACCTAGAGACTACTTGTCCATTAAGAAGAGCAAGAAGGGACCCCTTAAACAGATTGTTCCACAGTACAACTCTCTTAAAAATAATTACACTTTACTTTGGGATATGCGTGACAATCGCGGCTATATTAATGTGGTCGCAGTCATGCAGAAGTTCTTCGACCAGGCCATCTCTGGAAACTGGAGTTACAACCCAGAAAACTATCCCGACAACGAAGTCCCTGTGTCCGTGATGGCAAATGACTTTTTGACTACATACAAATACGGTTGGAAGACCAGTTACTACCAAAACACCCATGACATGAAGAGTGATGAGGTGGAGACAAAAGAGAGTGTTGATGATATAATCAGTCAACTGTTATCCAAAGAGGAGGAAGTTTGTGAATCCTGTGCAATTTAAACTCACTGCCGAAGAGAAGCCCGTCGTCACAGGTATGACGGTCTTCAATGCTGAACAAGTTAATACTAAGAAACAACCGATGTTCTTCGGTAAACCTCTGGGAGTTCAAAGGTACGATTCATACAAATATCCCATCTTTGATAAACTGACTACACAACAACTTGGATACTTCTGGAGACCTGAAGAGGTCTCCCTCCAGAAGGATCGTGCAGACTATCAAACACTTCGTCCAGAACAGAAACACATCTATACTTCTAACCTGAAGTATCAGATCATGTTGGACAGTATTCAGGGTCGTGGACCTGGGATGGCTTTCATCCCTTATTGTTCACTCCCTGAACTTGAAGCCTGTATGACAGTGTGGGAGTTTATGGAAATGATTCACTCCCGTTCATACACTTATATTATCAAGAATGTGTATGCCGATCCTGCCGACATTTTCGACACCATTACAGAGGATCCTGCTATCCGCCGACGCGCTGAGAGTGTGACCTCTGCATACAATGAGTTTATCAACGCCGCACAGATGTGGGGTAGTGGTAATCAGTGGCGTCATGCAAATGAAGGTGTGCCTGCAGCTAAGAACGAACTTTATGAACTCAAGAGAAAACTATATCGTGCAGTCGCAAACGTCAACATCCTGGAAGGAATTAGATTCTATGTCTCCTTCGCATGTTCGTTCGCATTTGGTGAACTTAAACTCATGGAGGGATCGGCTAAAATCATCTCTCTTATTGCCAGAGACGAGAACCAACACCTAGTCATCACCCAGAACATCCTGAACAAGTGGCGTGAGGGTGATGATGAGGACATGAAACAAATTGTCAAAGAAGAGGAAGAGAATGTCTACCAGATGTTCCGTGACTGTGTAGAGGAAGAGAAGGCTTGGGCTGAGTATCTGTTCAAAGATGGATCTATGATCGGTCTGAACGATAAACTCCTCTGTCAGTATGTTGAGTGGGTTGCCAATCGCCGTCTCAAGGCTATTGGTTTGAAACCTCTCTATAACATTTCCGCAAATAATAATCCTCTCCCCTGGACGCAACACTGGATCTCCTCTAAGGGTCTTCAGGTCGCGCCACAGGAGACTGAGGTAGAATCTTATGTCGTTGGTGGTATTAAACAAGATGTCAAGAAAGACACCTTCTCAGGGTTCAAACTCTAATGTCCCTGAATGGAAGAAACTGGCCTTGAGTGATCCCACTCTTGGGGACAAGGAAGTAGAAATACTTCTTCATGGCCCCAAGAGTTTATCTCAGGCTTGGATGATACAGGCACTCAAATTCAAATACTTTAGAGGGGGCTCTTGACTCCCTCTTTTTTTATGTGTAGAATAACTCTGCCAGGGTTGATGAGACAGCTATAAATAACTCTAAGATAATTAGAGATTATGGTTGAGGTAGATTATGAGAACCCCTGGATTTTTAAGGAATCACCTTTTCTATCTGAGGACATTGGTGATTATTTCGGTTTTGTCTATCGGATCACAAATCTTCAAAACGGAAGACAATACCTGGGTAGAAAATACTTCTGGCAATTTAGAAAGCCTAGAGGTAAGAGTCGGAGAGTTCGAAGTGAAAGTGACTGGAAGAAATACTACGGCTCAAGTGATGAACTTAATAGAGAAAGAGCTGAAATCGGGAACTCTTGTTTTAAACGAGAGATACTGAGCCTTCATGATACGAAAGGATGGGTGAACTTTGAAGAGACAAGACAGTTGTTCATTCACAACGTTTTGTCTGAATCCCTTGACGACGGGACACCCAGATACTATAATTCCAACATCCTTGGTCGTTACATGAGGAAAGACTACTATGTTCGAAGAGATCAGCAACAATCATGATGATCTAGATCGAATGACAGATTCTGTTTATGATGTAATTGAATGGTCTAAGGATCGTATGCACACATTGGTTGAGGACGATGAAGTGGATGATGCAACTGCAATCTACTTTGAGTTCTCTGAGTGGTATGATCCAAACGGAGAATTTGAAGTAGTCATTATCGATGAAGCCTTCAACAAACTAATGAAGAATATGTTCGACGGGAACATAAATAACTCAGATTGAAATTCAGTCTTATGCTTTCTACCAAGTATCGTCTCCGTCTGGAGTTTATCTGCGATCGTATCGCAAAGGGGGCTCCAGTCGAATTAAGTGAGATGATCTGGGCAGAAAAACTGGCGAAGTCCAATGCGTCTGCCGCATCAATCCTGAGACAAGCCAGAAGGACTGCCAACAACCCTGAAATGGTCGAAGGTGGTCTTGATGACTTCATGAATAAAATGGATCTAGGAGACCCTGATCCCTCCAATCACAAGACGGGTTTTGATGGGCCCGACGATATTGTTGATTGGTTCACTCAAGAAAAACCAGACGACTGGCGCCAAAGAGATTGACAGACGCCTCAACACCTTGTATAATATCTGGGTACTCAAGTTTCAGTAGCTCAGTTGGATAGAGCATCTGCCTTCTAAGCAGTTGGTCGGGGGTTCAAGTCCCTCCTGAAACGTTTCCTACTACATAGGAAAAAACCATGTCTTTACTCTCTCAAAGAGATCGAGAACTTTCGATCAAAGCACTTGAATATTATAGTTCATTTGTGAAAGACGAAACGGACAAGATGGAGCTCAATGCTCTCATAAACTGGATCAAACTAGAATATACGAAGAATGAAAATTAATCTTTGGTATTGTGAAGACATGAAGAGGTGGCGTTGGACTTTAACCGACGAACCACGGAGACCATTCCTTCAAGAGAGTGGACAACAACCCTTTCTCCGTGATGCAATGAACGACGTTGCAAACACTGTGGAGTATGTTTTAAGTAACGACCCTCCAGAATAATAATTAGTATTTCAAATGTTACCTGAATCATATGCCAAAGATTGGCAGTTCAATAGAATTAAATTTATGGTCGGTCTCTACGGAGAAGACTTTTTTAAAGGCAAATCTATTCTGGAACTAGGCCCTTTCAACGGATTAATTGGAAATTATTTTCATGAGTTGGGAGCTAAACTAAAACTAGTTGAGGGAAGACAGTCAAATATTGATACTATCATCAATAGGTACTATCCACATCTAGATGCAGTTCAAGGAAACTTGGATACTGATGAATGGAAATATGGGAAATATGACATTATTATTAACTTTGGGTTAAATTATCACCTAGAGAAATATCACAAAGAACATTTAGTTAACTGTATTCAAAACTGTGACTTTATGTTTTTTGAAACCGTTGTTTTTGATTCTAATGAGTCAGAAATCTATTTTAGATCTGAGAGTGGAAACGATCAATCTTTAACAGGTAAAGGTGGTAACCCTTCAACTTCGTTTATTGAAAACATCTTTAAAGAAGAAAATTGTAAGTTTACAAAATACACAGATCCCAGATTAAATGGAACTGGTCATGAATATGATTGGCCAGATACCAATAGTAAAATTCTTCGTGGATGTCGTAGAAGATTCTGGACAGTTGATATGATCAATGATTCAACAGTAAATGAAGATTTTGTTGATCAAAATTTTGTAAATCAATATCCATTCAAACCTCATCCAGAATGGGTAGATAGATTTTCTAAATAAAAAATATTCCCCTGTGGCGCAGCGGTAGCGCAGTTGACTGTTAATCAATGGGTCGCAAGTTCGAATCTTGCCGGGGGAGTTGGGTGGTCGCATT